TCGGCGCGGTTCGACTGCTCCTTGGCAGCAACCCGCTGACGTTCCTGCTCGACCTGCTTTTCAAGCGCAGCGACGGCAGCCTGCGCATCATCGACACTGCTGGAGAAAAGGACACCGGCCTTGGCGCGCAGCAGCGACTGGCGGGCGGCGGCGAGCTTTTCATCCAGCGAGGCAGTGCGGCCGATACTGAGCATGGCGTCCCACGCGCCCTTGGCATCATCGGTCAGGCCGCGCCACAGCGACTGCAGCACGCCCAGATTGGCTTCTACTTGCGCGGAGCGTTTGACCCAGGCATCGGCATAAGCGTTTTGCGCCAGGGCGGCGGCATCGGCGGTGCGCCCCTGATCCTCGAGCGCCTTGATCTGCTTGTACAGCGAGGCAGTCAGGTAGTTGTACTGCTGGTTGAGCTTTTCCGAAGCGGAGACCGGCCCCTTGCCGATGTCCTCGAAATCCTTGACCAGCTCTTTCGCCGGCTGGCCGGCGGCGCGCATGGCCGAGACGATGGCGGTAGAAACGTGCGCCATGCTCTTTTCCGCCACCTGGCCGCTGCTGACAAGCTGCTCGATAACGTCAACCACCGCGCCTTGCGTGGCGCCTGTCATGGCAGAAACGCTTTCTGCGATGCCGTTGAGCCGCCCAACGGTACTGGCAGCGGCATTGCCGGTCAGAATCAACGCCGTTCCAAGACGTCGTGATTCGTCGATGCCTTCCGAAATGGCATAGGCGAGGCCACCGGCCGTGGCAGCCGCCAGCGTGAAAGGATTGACGAGCCCGAGGACATAGCCGCCGATCGCGCGAGCCGCCGCGCCTACGCCGCCGAACATGTCCTTCAGTTGCCCGCCCTGCTGCAACAGCACGGTCATGGGGCGCTGGCCGCTGGTGAGCGAGACGACGATGTCGGTCATCTGCGCCGGTACGCCGCGCAACGCGGCGGCGGTCTGTTTGGCCGACACGCCCATGGTGCCGAGCGAGGCTCTGGCCGCCTCCTGTTTGGCATTGGCGGCGTCGAGCTGGTCCAGGTAGGGCCGGAGCGCATCCACGCTCGCGCCGCGCTGCTGGGCAAGCGACTCGAAATAGCCGCGCGTGCCCCGCTCACCGGCTTCCATGGCCGCCGTGGCGCGCTGCACGGAACCGATGATGCTACGGGTGGAGCGGTCGAGCTTCTGCGCCGACGCCTCGCCGCCCGAGCCGATGGCGTCGACGCCCTGCCCGGCCTGCCGGCCTGACTGGGCCACCGCGTGCGCCATGTCGCGCGCACCGGCCTTGACTTCATCGAAGCCCTGCCGGGCGCCGCTGGCGTCGACGGTGACGCCGAGTTGAACCTTGCGCTCTTCGGTCATTGGTCGATCGACTTTCCATTCATCGTGTTGATCGCGGCTTGCTCGAGCACACGCAGATCGGCGAACATGTCATCCCAGGCGGCGCCGCGATAGCCGCGCCGGTCCAAGTATTCGAAGACCACGCGATAATCGAGCCCGCCAACCCCGCCCATGCCACCCAGCCGCCATTGCGTGCCCAGCGCATCAAACAGGTCAATGACCGGCCAGTTTTCCGGCCATACCTCGATCGTTTCGTCGAAGTCGGCGCGCGTCCAGCCGGACGCGGCCAACTCTTCATCGGTCGGCGGCTTATCGTAGAGGCCGCGCGCGGCCTCCCTCAGTTTCCCAGCCGGCCTTCCCGGCAGGCGTTCGCCCAGCCGGCCGCCAGCGCCGTCAGTCCAGCGGGCAATTCGTCACCCATCTGGATCAGGGTGTCGCGGTCGACCGGGAGATCGAGATCCCACTTGTCGATGCCGGACAGCAAATGGTCTGCGGTGGCGGCGATGTTCTGGCCGAGGAACTTTTCCCACGAGAACACCACCGTATCATGGGAAACCTCGGTGGCGGCCTTCTTGCCTTCTTCGGCCATGGCATCGATCGCCTTGCCGAATTCCGTTTTGGTTTTATAGCGAAAAGTGACATTGATGATGCCGGCTTCGCCATCGGGCATTTCGAACTTGACGGGGAAGGGCTTGAACGTTTTCGGGCGCTGCCCGAGAATGACTTTGGCCATGATTTTGTCCTGTAATCAAAAAGCCCGCAGGGGCGAACCCCGCGGGATGAAGGCCCGCCTGACGGCGGGCCCATGGCGCTTCGGGGAAATCAGGATGCGTAGCGGACCGCGCGGTTGTTGCCGTTGAACACGGCCTTCACGCGGTTGATCTGGCCTTCCTGCATCTGCACGGATTCGTTGAGGGCCACCGTGCAGGGGATCAGGTTGAACGAGCCGCTCTTGGTGATGATGCGCAGCACGGTGTCGGTCTGCAGGTCGGTGAGCGACTTGAGGGCCGTATAACCGGCACCGCCGATGCTGTCGGCATCAAGTTCGATTTCGTAGTCGGTCGCCGCGAAACCGTCGTTGATGGAATACTCGACGTCGCTCTCGATGAACTTGTAGGTCACCTTCTTCGGATCGCCGCCATTGGTTTTAGGATTCATGACCGTGGTGACCTGCGTCCAGGTGGAAATCTTCTGCACGGTACCAATACCACTGCCGGCCGGGAAGAAAGTAGTGCTGCTGGTATCGCAACCCTCAAGGACGAATGTATCGGTTGTCACGCTCTTGATGCGGAAGGCGCGCTTGTTGAGCCGGCCCCATCCGGAGAACATGATGACGATATCGCCGTTGCTGTAGCCATGCGCCGTCGAAGTAGCCACGGCCTCGGTGGCGTTGGTGACTGAACTGACAGTTTTGGCCGAAGCGATGGTGGATGCTACGAAAAAGGTACTGCCGGTAGGAACTTGAGACATTTTGTGGGCCTTTCATGAAAAAACCCGCCGAAGCGGGTCGTTGATGGCCCTTGCGGGCACAGAAAAGCCGCCCGGAGGCGGCCCGTTATAAGGTTGGTCCGGTGATTACCTGACCGACCAGATCGTAAAATCCTGCTGCGTGCCATAACGCGCCAGCTCCGGCTCGCGGCGCGCAATGGGCCCGGCCATTGGCCGCGCCTGGAAGACGACGGCCCCGATCAGGGCGTCTTCGATCGCCAGGGCCAGCGCGGCAGCTTCAATGCGGCTGGCCGCCCAGACGTTGATCTGGAAATAGCCGTTTTTCACACCAGGCAACGTGTTATCGGTATGCGCCACCGCCTCGCCGCCGATCTGCTGATACGTCACGAGGGGCAGTGGCGTGGAGAATGCCGCATCATCAGGAAACACGCGCGGGCACTGCCCGGCCAGCAGCGCGTGAAGATCCGTTTCAACGCTCACAGCACCCCCAGGCGGCTCAGCAACTCGGCTTCGGCAGCCGCCGTAGCTTCGGCGAACCGCGCCTGTGCCGGCCGCACGAAGGGATGCGCCGGCACCCAGACCGGCGTAGCCAGCGGTTGCGATTTGTCCGTATGCAAATGGCCGTCCTTGCCGCGATAAACCCGGTAGCGCATCCAGTGTCCGTTCTCAAGCAGGTGACCGTGCGGCGCCTTACGGTGATTCCAGCTGATGTGATACGTCGCGCGGCCCTTGCCGGAGTTATCGCGCGAGTAGGCGCAATAAATGGAGCGGCGCAGGTTGCCCGTCACAGTATGAAGGCCTGCGACGTTGTGATGGACGGTACGGTAGAGTACCTGCGCGCCGGCGTAGGCGGCCGGTCGCACCGCGGCGTCCACATCGGTGGCCAAGTAATCGATGATGCGATCCAGGCCGGCGAGATCGGCAGTGATGGTGACGCTCATTGCAGCCTCCGGCAGACGAGGTCGACGGCGCCGTCTTCGCGCTTGTCGAGCACGGCCTGGATGTCCCAGGACTCCGAACCGTCGATCAGGCGCATGCCGGCATTCAGGCCGGCGCGATACCGCAGACGGTAGCTGGCCTGCACCGTGGAGACGTCTGCACCTCCTTTGATGACCTCCAGCCCCGACAGCAGGCGCCGGCCTGCCCATACGGTGACGACGTCGGACCAGGACTCGACCGGCTGACCGGCCGCATCCTGCTGGTCGGTGCGCGCCTGTACGGTGACACGGCGATCGAGCGCGCCCGCTGAAAAGCCCCTCATGCCCGCCACACCTTGTAGGCATCCAGCAGGTGATCGACGAACGGCAGCGGCGCCAGCGTGCCGAAGGTGATGCCTTCCGGCAGCCGCAGCACCTGGCAGGCGTGGGCGATCATCCAGAGCCGGATGTCATCCGGCACATCGGCGGCAGTGGCGCCATAGCCGACCACGAAGCGCACGCGCACGGCATTGGCGGCGGCCAGCGTGGCCGGCCAGTCGGTAGCGC